CGAATGTTTACAGGATGAAACCTACACTCTGCTTGGCGACATGCCTTGCGCCGATCATTACACGGTGCATGCAAGTTGTACATGCAATCAGATTCTAGCTGCAACAAATAGAGTCATTTGCGATTGGCCCAAGCCAGAGGATGCTGCGTTGAAGAGATTACGCATCATAGCACGGAGAATATCACAATATCTCGGTAGAAATCATCATACTGTAGCCCCATAGGAATGGACCAAGAAGTACTCTGGGATGAAAGCCGCTAGGTATCAGCGGGCTATTCGTGAATGGGAGACGTGTGGCGTTAACAGGAAGCACTCATTCATCAATGCTTTCGTCAAAAGTGAGAAAGTCACTGATCCTAGAAAAGACCCTAGGATGATTCAGGCAAGGGGAGCAGTGTACAATGTTGCACTGGGTAACTACCTTAAGGCCATAGAGCATCAGCTCTACAACGTGGGTGGCACTGGACCATTGAAGAAGTATTTTCCCAAAGGCAGACTCATCGCCAAGGGATTAAACATGGTTCAGAGAGGTGCATTGCTGCATAAGAGGTGGAACGAGTTAAAACAACCAGTCGCGCTCGAACTGGACTGTTCTCGTTTTGATGCTCATTGCAGCAAGAAGCTGTTGCAGATTGAACACAAGGTTTACCTTGGTTGTTTCAAGAACGACAGGACTTTGGCACAGCTACTTGGCTGGCAGTTGCAAAACACTTGCTTCACGCAGGGGGGAGTTCGTTATACCTGTGAAGGTAGACGAATGAGTGGTGACATGAACACAGCTTTAGGCAATTGTGTCATCATGCTCATGTTGCTGGCAGATGCTTTCCAGCAATGTGGAGTTCCTCCCAGCTGCTTTAGAATCATTGACGATGGTGACGATTGTGTTGTACTCGTTGAACAAGAGTATAGCCAAATCGTGATGGATAAGTTCCCGGCTCTATTCACAAGCTACGGACACACCTTAAAAGTTGAATCTACCACATCAGATTTCAATAAGGTGACTCTTTGTGGATGTCGAGTCATTCGAGTGGGAGGCCAGAGGAAAGTCATCCTCAATCCTGCTCGGACAATAGGGAAAAGCAGAGTTCTCTGGGTGAAAAACATTGATCCAAACAGGTACATAGCAACTGTGGGTCAATGCTTGTTGGCTTTGCATCATGGAGTGCCAATACTCCAAAGTCATGCATTGGCATTGCGCAGGGCAGCTAGGCGGGTTTTGAAAGCCCCGCCTACATCTTACGTCTACCGGTTGGCGTGGGATGAAGAGTGGCATAACATCAAGCCACAGCCGGTGAGTGAGGAGGCTCGACTTGACTTCGAAGCTGCGTTTGGCATTAGCATCGTAGATCAATTGGCAGTCGAGAGGTGGTTCGACG